AAAATAGCCCTCGCCAAGCCGCATGGTTGAGCCAATCTACCCCCTATATATTCATCAAAGGGGGAGTGACCTCCCCGCCCTGCTAGATGCTTCCGATGGATGCGCCTGGCGGCGCCCCCGGTACGGTGGGCGGGTCGGATCGACCGTAGAGGTCGGGCCATAGTGGCGCAAGTAGTGAGACACCCATCCTAGATACTAGAGTGGCTCGCCTTGCGCGGTAAGCCCGGAGGTCACGTACCGGCGCCCACCTCACCACGTCTTCAGTGGGTGGCCGTTGGGCAGCGTCAGGATCGGCAGAGTCCACTCTCCGTCCCAGGTCCCGGGCAGAATCAGGCCCGAGTTGGCGAGCTTGACCCACTCCTCCACGAACTTCAGCTTGCGGAGCACCATATCCACGTCTGCGGGCGGGACCAACCGGGCCTCGACCGCCTCATGGACCAACTGGACGTAGGGCATACCGCGTTCTCCGGCCCTCGCAAGCCGCAAAGTCAGCCATTCCGCCAGCAGAGCCTCCTCGCGGGGGCCAAAGCAGGCGTCCGAGCATATTCCCACATGCCACGGCGCCAACTTTTGGTCCACCCAGGCCATTTTCCAGTCCGCATAGTCCCTTTTCAAGCGGTAAAGCTCCTCGCGGGTCGTATCCAGCCGCCAGTTCTTCTCACAACTCCGGCAATGGATCTGGATTGCGAACTGCTGGTAGTGCTCGGCCCACCTGCCGAAGATCGTCAGGCTGCCGTGGTCGCTTCCGGCCTCGATCTCACTCCGCAAAGCGGGGCGGACATCCTGATCCCAGAACCCGACGAACGGATTGGAGTGCGTCCGCTCGTACAGCGTCCCCTGCTTGCGGCCGCCGAACATGTCGTACCGGCCGCCCATCGGCATCATCGCCATCTGCTGGTACGATTTCATGAAGGTGGCGTAGTCCAGCCACGGCTTCCCCCGCATCTGCGGCGTGTTCATCTTCGCCAGTGCGTACTGGTACGGATCTCCCCATGAGAACGGATTCTTAGGCATTGCGGGCCGCCAGTCCGGCCGCGAGCGCCCGTCCATCGGCGCGGAAGGCCCTTTCGCGGCGGACCCGACGCATCTCAGCACCAATAGCCAACTGATTGGAACCACTGCGGCGGGCGGCGGTCTCTGCCTCCCCGATCACCGCGTTCTCGAAGCAGTCGCGGCACTGCTGGCACCGGCACTGCCCGGCCCCGTTCGTGGTGCCGTGGTGGATGATCCCGGTGCTGTTGTTCTGCCAGTTGGCGCGGCCGGTCATCGGAGCATCCAACTCCGCCTCCTGGCTATCCGCGGCGGGCGCCAGCGTCGCCTCGGTCCAGAAGTACCGCTTGCGCGGGGAACCTGATCCGCGGGTGGTCTCCTCCTTGATCTGCACCTTGCCCTCCGATTCGAACCTCCGCAGGTGCTCCAGCACGGCGGGCTTGCTGACGCCCAGGTCGCTGCACACGTCCTTCACCCGGACGCCTCCGCCTCCGTACATCTGCATGTAGCGGCGGACATCATCCTTCACGCTGCCCTGCGGGGCGCGGCCGACAAGACGGACCAGCATCGTGGTCACGTCGTCCACCTGATCGTCGCGCATCCGGTTGCTGTCGAACACCGGGATGCCGTCCAGCACCTTCATCGCGTAGCTGGAGAACTCCATCTTCTCCGCGGGGGTAGCGTACCCACTGCGGATTGCCTGCTTGTGCGCCTCCACGGAGAGCGCGATGAGCCGGGCTGACATTTCCACTCCTTGGTCGTTTCCACTTGGTAACTACCTACAGGAGGGGAACACCTTTGTGGGAGCCGAAACGGGCTGGGGAGAGACCCAATGAGCCGACCGATACACCGCGCCCCACAGAACACCACCCCATAGGTGTCTCACTACTTGAGCCACTATGACAGCCGTGCCGAGAGGAGCCTGATGCTGAATGTAACCGTCCAAAACGGCACGCACGCCGGGCGCAAGAAGCCTTTCGTCACAGGCCACTCGCCTACGTGTGCGTGCACCAAATGCGAGGAGAATCGTCATGGAGATCAGCAAAGCGCTTGAAGCCAGCGAGATCGGCCTCAACGAACTGAAGGCCAAGCAGATCGGGCTGGAGATCGCCAGCATGGAGCGCATGTCCGCCAAGAGCATCGCGGAGGACCACACCGGCCAGTTCCACTTCATCAGCCCGGTGCATGAGACCTCCGTCCACCAGTTGATCCAGCGGATCGACAGCTACGTCCGCCGGTACCCGGAGGGCGAGGTCGAGATCCTGCTGAACTCCGGCGGCGGAAGCGTCCTTGACGGCTTCGCGCTGATCGACTACCTTGAGCGCATCAAGCGGCAGGGTACACACGTCCGCATCGTCGGCATCGGCCTCACGGCTTCGATGGCGGGGATCATCCTCCAGGCCGCCAGCGAGCGGGTCCTGACCCGTCACGCGTGGCTGGGGATGCACGAAATCTCGTCGGTGATCCAGGGCAGCATCACGGTAGCCGAAGACACCATGAAGTTCAGCAAGGCGCTCCAGGCCCAGGCCGTGGCGCTCCTGTGCGAGCGCAGCACCTTGACGCCCGCCAAGCTGAAGTCCCTGTGGGCGCGGAAGGATGTCTTCATCGACGCCACCGAAGCCCTGAAACTCGGCCTCATCGACCGAATCGAGGAGTAGTATGTCCAAGATCACGAACTTCAACTCCGGTCTTCAGGACTGGAAGGGACAGGCGTCCGGCGCAGCCGTGCTCGCGCTGGCCTGGAAGCATGACGAGTTGCAGGAACTGATGGCGCGTGCCCGTGCGGCTGGCGTCCAGCTTACCCTGCCCGCTCTGACTGCCCCGTCGTCCGACGTGTTCGTCATCGCGCCGATTGCGTCGCAGACGAACACCATCACTATCCAGGCTGTCCCGCCTGGAACACAGCAGGCCACCGGCATCACCACGCTGGAGATCAAGGACGCTGCTGGCGTATCACCGACCGTCACATGGGTCGCAGGCGTGCTCACAATCAGCCTCGGCACCACGGACGCCAACAACACGCTGACCGCCCTCAAGGCCGCGCTTGACGCTGCTCTGACCACGGTCGCTGCGTACAGCACGTTCATCACCGGTACCGCTTCGACCCAGATGGTCCACGGCGGCACCAACACTCGGGCGGCCTCGGCGGCTGGCGTTGCTGCTGGCACCGGAGTGAAGTCCTCAACAGCAGGCGTGGCGGCATCCCGCACCCTCGCCATCGCTACCCAATAGGAGGGTAAAGCATGACCGTAACGAACGTCGAGACCTTCAAGCTGTCTGGTGGTGTGCTGTCCGGCAGCGCCGCACTGACCGCTGTGGTCGCCACGCTCACCGACGCTGGTATCTCCAGCACGACTTCTGGATCGGTTCTCACGATCACGAACTCGTCGCTGTCCGGCACCATCGGATCACAGAAGTTCGCACAGCTCATCCGCATCGCCAAGGCGGGCGGCATGGAGCTTACCTACGTCGCGGCTACCTGAGTCATGAGATCCCTCCGCTCGCTCGCAGCGGGCGGAACGGACACAGCCGCCGCTGTGGCTGCCGAGTCCTACTCGGCATTCGCTACTAGGTTCCCGCGGAAGCTCTACTGGTTTGCCACCCATGGATACAAGCCCCATGGGTGGCAGGCCGCATTCCACGCCGCGGACTTCAACACACGCCTCGCACGGTTCCGTCACCTGGTGGCGGGCCGCCGCGGTGGCAAGACCATGAGCGCCGCTTGGGAGACACTGTTCTACTGCCTGCACCCGGAGGACTTCCACCGGGACGCGCATTCGGTGGACTCCACACGCCCGCTCTGGGTATGGGTACTGACCAAGGACCATGAGGTCGGCCGCCCAGCCCGCATAGCTTTCCAGGAGGCGCTCAACGCCGCCGGACTCGTCAAGGACAAGGACTACAAGTGGAACAAGACCGAGAAGACGGTGGAGTTCGAGAACGGTACGTTCCTCCAGTTCAAGACGGCCGACGACCCTCAGAGCCTCCGAGGGGCGGGACTCGACATCCTCTGGATCGACGAGTCTGCCTTCATCACCAGCAAGGATGCCTGGGGCGTTGTGCGCCCGGCCCTGTCCGACAAGATGGGCCTGGTCATCACGACGACGACCCCACAGGGCAAGAACTGGTTCTGGAGCGAGTTCTTCTCCGGCAAGGTTCTTCACGACCCGCACCACCACCGGGTGGAGTACACCAGCATCGACAACCCGTTCTTCCACAAGGAGGAGTGGGTGTATGCGAAGGAGAGCATGCACCCCGCGCTGTTCGCGCAGGAGTACATGGCGGCCTTCGACGCGATGGCTGGACTCACACTCAGTGGCGACTGGCTACACTACTACACCCTGGGGGACGCGGACGAGTCCAAGGACCTGGTCACTCTCCCCCGTGACGCGGGCGGCAAGTTCAAGCTCCGCAAGTACCTCGGCGTGGACCCCTCCACCGGCGAGTCGGACGACGAGTTCGCCATCGCGGTGCTGGGGATCTCCGAGGACATGACGCAGGGCTTCCTGCTCGACTACTTCCTCGGCCACCTCCAGTTCCCCGACCAGGTGGACAAGATCCAGGAGTACCAGTTGAAGTGGCGGCCCGAGCTTATCGGCATCGAGGCCAACGCCTACCAGCGGTCCTTGGCCCAGCAGAGCAACCGGCTCCAAGGGTTCCCGGGCATCGTGCCCGTGATCTCCAAGGGCAGCAAGACCGAGCGACTGATCTCCATGTCCCCCGCGTTCAAGATCGGGAAGGTGCGGATTCACCCCAAGCACTCCGACTTCGTGGACCAGTGGGTCAGCTACGACGGCAAGAAGAAGATCAACCGGGACGACCTCCTGGACGCCGTCGAGATTGCGATGGGCGTCTGCGGCGTCATCCTGCCGTCGATGGTCACCGCCATCGACATCCAGCCGGACAGCGAGCAGGCCGAGGCAATGGCCCAGATCGCTGCCCTGCGGAAGCGACGACCCATAGACAGCGAACTTGGAAGCGAGGGCTGATGCTCGGACGACACAAGTGCGACGTATGCGCGGCCAAGGACCAGACCATCGCCCTTCTGGCGGACCTGGTTGACTGGCACCGCGCTCAGACACACAGCATGACCACATCGGCCTCTCAGGCCACGATGCCCCCGCAGGAGTACAAGCCTGCCGAGTGGGCGTCGGATGAGGAGGAAGACCTGATCGCCCTGATCGAGTCTGGCGCCCTCAGCAACGAGGAGTCCGAACGGGCCTTGGCCTCACTCCAAGCCACCAAACCCATTCAGCTAGTCAAGTAGAGAGGAGGTCAGCATGGCAGCCCCCGTGGCACCGTCCAACCAGAACAGCACCTCCGACGGCCGCGGCTTCATTGGACTGCGTGACCTGACCGACGCCAGCAAGCTGGCAGCGAAACGCGCTGAATGTGAGAGCATGAGGAACGTCCTCAAGCGCGAGTGGGCACTCAACCGCGAATACTACAACGGCAACCAGTGGGCCTTCTGGAACGCGAACATGCTTCGCGTCGAGAGCCTGCCTGCCGACAGTGGACCCGCGTGGAAGGTGCGCCTACAGTCGAACCAGGTGAAGCCTGGGCTGATGTCCTACGTGGCACAGCTTACGAAGACACGCCCCTCCGTCACCGCCGAGCCTAACTCGGGCGTGGACGGAGATGTAAAGGCCGCCCAGATGGCGACCTCCCTGTACGAGTCCCTCTGGGAAGACCTGAAGCTGAACAGCAAGGTCCAGGCTGGCCTCATTGAGGCGGGCCTCTCGGGCGGGTACCTGAAGGTGACATGGGACGCCCTGGCGGGCAAGCCGATGACCTTCACCATGGACCCGCAGGGCAACCCGATCATGGACGACGAACTGGCAGAACTGTTCGTGGACAACCTGAAGGCGCAGGCCGCCCAGCAGGGAATGGACCCCGAGCAGGTCGAGCAGATGGCGAAGAAGACCGTCTACCTCGGCGACATCCGCGTGGATGTCATGTCGGCAGAGAACGTCCTGGTGGACCCCACAGCCGCGTCGTTCGACGACGCCGTGTGGGCCATCTGCCGCCACTCCCTAGACCCCGACGAGATCCGCTCCCGCTTCGGCAAGACCGTGCAGCCCAACGCCACCAAGAGCGTTGACGTGCCGCTGGCCTTCTCCAGCATCGAGGAGAAGAAGCCGAACACCGTCCGGGAGCTTTTCATCATGTACATCCGGCCGTGCCCGTCACTGCCGAAGGGCCGCTACGTCACATGGATCGAGGGTCCCAACCAGATCCTCCAGGACACTGACTGGCCCTACCCGTTCCGCGACCTTCCTCTGGTGAAGCTGCCGGGCAACTACCGCCCGAACAGCCCCTACGACGACCCCATCGTCAACGAGGTTCGGCCGCTACAGAAGGACCTGAACAAGACCCTCTCGCAGATCGTCGAGCACAAGAACCTGACGATCCGCCCGCAGATGCTGGCCCCCATCGGGTCGCTGCGGCAGAAGCTCACCTCTGAGCCTGGAGCCATCGTGGAGTACAACCCGGTCGGGAACAACATCCCGCAGTGGCGCGAGATCCCACAGATCCCGCCGTACATCTTCGAACACCTCCAGCAGATTCAGGGGCGCATCGACAAGGCGTTCAACCGCCTCCCGTCAAGCCGGGATCAGATCCCCGCGCGCGCTGACGGCGGAGCCTTGTTGGAGGGGATGATGGAGGCGACAGCCGACCAGTTGTCGCACGTCATCCTCGGCCTTGAGGACGCGCTGGCACAGCTTGGCCACCTGATGGTGAGCCTGGCCCAGCGCTACTACGAGGAGCCTCGCTTGCTCCGCATCCGCGGACAGGGCGGCAGCGTCCAGGTCAAGAAGTTCGAGAACGCCGACATCGAGGGTGGGTTCACCTTCCGTCCGCGTTACGGTACCGGCCTCCCGCGATCCCGTCAGGGCAAGCAGGACGCCATCGTCCAGTTGGTGCAGGAGCGCTTGATCGACCCGGCAACGGCGATGAAGCACCTGGACCTGGGCGACCTGAAGGGCGTCGAGGCGCAGATCGCGGCCGACGAAGACCAGGCGTACCGAGAGCACGACAAGATCCTCCGCGGGCAGCCGATCAACGCGAAGGCGTTGGCGGACGCGCAGGCGGCCCTCCAGCAGTTCCAGCAGCAGGCCCAGCAGATCGTTCAGATGATCTCGCAGGGTGGTCCGCTGCCGGACTTCGACCAGGACGGCCAGCCCGACAACCCGCAGGAGGTCATGCAGCAGCTTCAGAGCCAGATGCAACAGCTTCAGCAGCAGTTGCAGGACGCTCCGTGGCAGCCGCTGGACTACGAGAACTGGGAGTCACACATCCAGACCCACTCGATGTTCATGAAGTCAACAGAGTTCGAAGCGTACCCGCCGGAGATACAGAACATCTTCCTCCAGCACTACAACCTGACGTATCAGCGTTGGATGGACGTGCGCTTCGCCATGCCCGACCCGAACAGCAGCGCCAAGATCAACGTGCGTGCACAGACCACCGTGTCCGCGCCGGTCATGCAGAAGCTGCTCCAGAAGGCTGGTGTCCACGCAGAGCCGGAGGAAGTCTCCGCGCCGCCGCTTGACACCATGGTCATGGAGAACCTCAACGCGGCTCAGGTTGAGCCGTCTGGCAACTCGCCTCTGTCCCAGATGGACGCGGCGAACGCCATGCAGCAAGCACAAGACAAGCACGCACTGGCTCAGGCCCAGGCCATGCAGGCCATGGGTGACGCTGCGGCAACGCAGCAGATGGCGCAGGAACGACACGCCGCCACCATGAACCAGATGCAGGTCCAGCAGCAGGCTCAGATGGCTCAGGCCATCCAGGCCCAGCAGGCTGCGGCACAACAGCAGGCCCAGGCCGCCGAGAAGCACAAGGCGGACCTGGCAGCAAAACGGTCCCAGGGTAAGAAGTAATGCCCCGGGGCGGCGCCCGACTGGCGCTGACTGACTCCGACAAGGCACGCGTCCTGGCGACGCTGGCTGCGAACGGCGGGAACGTGACACGGACTGCACGCGAGTGCGCTGTGTCGCCTTCCTCCGTTCGTAGCTGGCGCGACCAGGCAGCGCGTGGCACCGGACCAAGTCAAGCCCTAGTCGCGGCCGCGGCAAGCTCGTTCGTATCCGAGGCAGAGCGCGTGCGGAACAAGGCACTCGTCATGCTGGAGGAGCGGATAGAGGAGGGCACCATCAAGCCCTCCGAACTCATCACGACCATCGGCGTACTGGACGACAAGATCCGGCTCGCCAAGGGACTGGCAACCAGCAAGGTGGAGCACTCCTCCTCGCTGCCGCCAGCCGCTGAACTGCAAGCAGTTCTGGCGGGCGTGGTGCAGGGCGCTATCGCCGCAGCAGAGCGCAGGGACGAGGTCATCGACGCTGAAGTCGTGTCCGAGATCCCAGAAACTACTTGATTCCACCCCCTGTGGAATCGAGCTAATCGTGGAACAAGCCTGCGGGCACTCCACCAACGCAAGGGAGCCAACACATGGCAGAGCCACAGATCGACGTGGCAGCGGCACAGGCAGCACTCGACGCTGCGGGCGGAATGCCCGACCAGATCGGGACCCCTCCGTCAGACCCGTGGTCAGCACCGCGGGACGACAACGGGCGTTTCGTAGCATCGAACACGCAGGCCGACGACGCTACTCCTGACCCCGCGGACGCGGCACCAGAAGGCGACAACTCCTCAGACGAGATCGACTTCGGCAGCTTCACGAACGTGGATGTCAACGCGCTACCTCCGGAAATGCAGCAGATGCAGCGGTCGCTTCAGGCCGACTACACCCGCAAGATGCAGGAGGCCGCGCCCTGGAGAAAGCTGGGCGATGAGCTTGGACTGGAGTCCCCCGAGGACTTTCGGAACGCGGCTCAGGTGTACCAGCAGCTTCAAGACCCTCGGAACTGGCCCGGAATCCACGGCGAGCTTTCGGCGTACATGCAGCAGTACGGCATGTCACCGGCACAGGCTCAGGCCGCGGCCACCGACCAGTTGATGAACTTCGCGCCCGACACACCGCAGCAGTACGCGCAGTCGGACTACGACTACGATCCCGCCGAGGCAGATCCCACCGCACCGCTGGTCAACATGGTTCAGCAGCTTCAACAGCAGGTCACCGCTCTCACCCAGCAGACCCAGATGGAGAAGCAGCAGGCCGCCCAGCAGCAGCAGTGGAACGCGGTCGCGCAGACCCTGACGGCCAACGAACTGGAAATCCGCGCTCAGAATCCCCACTACGGGGACGAGGAGATCGGCGCTATCTACAACCTGATGGGACCCGGTGGGGACCTGAAGGCTGCACAGCGGCAGTTCGAAAGCCTGATCGGAGCGCAGGTGTCCAAGTACATCGCAAGCAAGAGCGGGGCTGCCAACTCGGCGCCTCCGGTCGTGCCGGGTGCTGGCGTCCTTTCGACGCCGCAGACGGAACGGCTCACGCCCGATGCTGCACACCGGGCCGCGATGGCCCATGTGGCTGCTCTCGACCGAGAAGACGCCACTTCATAAACACAAGCAGATAGGAGTCTGAGACCAAATGGCCGCAGACCTTACCTCACTGTCGAACGTCCTGAAAGAGTTCTACATCACGCCTCTGGCGGATCAGATGAACCAGGACGTGATGGTGACCTCACTGCTCGACGTGTCCGCGGAGAACCTGGAGGGCCTCAAGGCCGTCCTGCCTCTCCACTACGGACGCTCCTCGGGTATCGGCGCGCGCTTCGAAGGCGGCACGATCCCGACGGCGGGCAAGCAGCGCTACGCGCGTGCTGAGTTCGACCTGAAGTACCACTATGCCCGTGTCCAGGTTTCTGGTCCGAGCATCGCCAAGACCGCGTCTGACCGCGGTTCGTTCCTCCAGGCCCTGAAGTCGGAGTTGGACTACATCCGCAAGGATCTCCAGCTTGACCAGGCCCGGCAGTTCTACGCGGACGGCTCCGGCGTCGTGGGCACCATCGCCTCGACCTCGGGCGCAGTCGCCACGCTGACCTCGGCCGAGCCGATCAGCAAGGGCTTCCTGTACATCGGAATGTCCTGCGACACCGGCACGGCCGCCGCTTCGACCAACGACACGACCGCCAACGTCATCACCGACCTGGACCCGACGGTCCCGTCGGTGACGTTCACGTCGAACGTGGCCAACACGGCCAACAACGTCATCGTGCGGACGGGCAACGTGTCCATCTCCACGGACACCACGACCAACGCTGAGATCGACGCGGGGCTTCTCCGCATCGCCGACAACGTCAAGGTCGTAGGCGGAATCGACCCCGCCGCCACTGGCAAGTCCTTCTGGAAGGGCGTTGCGACCGACAAGGTCGCGGCTCCTGACGTGGCGCTCGACGACCTGATGGTCATGAGCAACACCCTGGACAACGCCGGTGTCAAGCGCTCCGACCAGGTGGTCATGACGACCCCGGGCCTGGTGCGCCGACTGTTCCAGAGCGAGGACTTCAAGGACTCGGTCCGGTTCGTCAACTCGGTCACCCTTGAGGGTGGTTTCGAGAGCATCAGCTTCGCGGCCGGTAACGGCTCGATGAAGCTCAACGCGGACCGCCTCGCCCCTTGGGGTACGGTGCTGTTCGTGGACAAGTCCGAGGTCAAGGTCTTCAGCCCCGCCGACTGGGATTTCCTGTCGCGCGACGGTCTGACGGTCCGCTGGGTCGCTGACCAGGACGCCTTCCAGGCGATCCTGTTCCGCTACGCCAACATCGGTTGCGCTCGCCGCAACACGACCGGCAAGCTCATCAACTACACCGACACCGGCTTCTAAACCGGCGTCTAGCTAGGGCATAAGCTGTGGCTTGGTAGGACCCTGAATCCTACTAAGCCGCAGCTTGTCCTTCCCAGAAAGGGAGAACACAATGGCACGAACGCAAGCACGTCACCGGCCTCGCGGTCGGTTTTCGCTGGTCCGTGTGAAGCTGACCATGGGCAAGGTAGCCAACGGCCTCGGCCTGGACGGCGCCACCCGGCAGTTGAACATCCGCAACGGCGGCCTGATTCGCGGCATCTCGATGGACTTCTCGTCGGGCGCCAACGCGTCCGGCGTGGTCACCATCAAGGAAGCCACCTCGACAGGCGCCACGATTTTCACCAGCACGACCGCCACGGACACGACCAACGCGTCCACCGGCAACATCCTGATCCCGTGCACCGACGCACGCGACATCAGCAACGGCTCGCTGTCCGACCAGCCCGGCCTCCTGTTCAAGCAGGGCCTGAACCTGGCGTACACCGCTGCCACCGCCGGTGACTCCGTCATCGTGCGGCTGCTGATCGACACCTCGGTCCGCTACATCGCCATCCCCATCGCCCTCACCGGCGTTGACGGCTCGGCCACCGGCACGGCCAACTTCTTCATGGGCCGCCCCGGCGTCCTGCGGGGAATCCGGCTGAACGCCTCGGCTGGCGCCACTGCCGACCTCACGGTCGCTGTGGACAACGACAACAAGGGATCGAACGCGGGCGCAACCGTGTTCACCGCCACCAACTACGGCACCTCCGGTGTGGCCTCGGCCGCCGGTACCGCCGTGGCTGCGTGTGTGTCCAACGGTGGCCTCGACGAGGTCAACGGTGCTGTCACCTCCCCGGGTGAGGGCATTCCGTTCATGCACGGCCTGAAGGCGACCATCGCCCAGGCGCAGGCTGCTGACAAGCCGATCATCGAGTTCTGGATCGAGCAGTAGCATGGCGAACATCACGATTCGTGGTATCAGCCCTCGCATGGGCCGCTCGCATCGTGTTCGCACGGCGACGGCCCAGGCCACAGTAGGCCAGACGGACTGGATCAAGGTCCCCAACTGGGCCAACTGGATGCGGGTCACTGTGAACATCACAGCGATGACGGGCACCACGCCCGCCCTCACCCCCACGCTCATCACACCCGCCGACGCTGGTAACGCGTCGCTGGGCGACGTGGCGAACCCCGGGACGGCAGCGACCGCCCCGACGGACACCGCCGTGGTGCAGCTTGGTGGAGCGGTGCTGACCTCCGGCTTCACGGCCGCGGGCACAGCAGTCATCTCGGTGGGGCCGGGCGTCACCGGCATCGCCAACGACGTAGCGCTGGGTACCACCGGCGTCAACTACGCGTACCTCAACGATATTCTGCCGGACATCCTCGGCATCAGTATCGTGAACTTCCGCGGATCTTCGGACGAGACCTACACCTACACGGTGGACGTTCTGTTCCGCGACAACTAGCCCTTCGGGGCGTAGGGGCGCTGCTACTGAGCAGCGCGGGCCGACGGCGTAGGTGGGGCCGGTTGGCAGCTTTCCATACAACGAGAGGAACACGATGGAGAACTTGGGCGCACCAGACACAGTGCCCGGAGGACCCGTCAAGCTCTGGCTACCAGGGATTGGCGTGACCGATCTTCGTGTCCGCAAAGTTGTCAAGGCCGTCAAGCAGTATGACGAGTCCCTCAACCTTGCCCGGCATGAGATCACTGGCGACTGGGTCGTCATCATCGGCGACAACGGTTTCCCAGTATTCGGCTTCGGCAAGGAGCTTCCGCACCCGGACGACGTGGAGCGCAAGCTCGGGGCGCACGACATCAAGCGCCACGGCAAGAAGATGATGGACCACCTCGCACGCGAGGCAGAGCGCAAGCGCCTCGACTCGCAGTACCGGGTAGAGGAGTCCAACGGCGAACTCGCCGAGCACCTGGAGCAGGCGTTCCGCGCCCAGGGCGTCCACCCGACCACCCGCATTTTCGTACCGAGGAGTACCCGTGGACGTTAGCGCCATGATAAACGAGTTGAACGATCACGGGTTCGACGACGCCTCTACGGAGCGCAAGCTGGCCGTGCTGAACGACACCTACTGGGATGTCTGCGCGCGCGAGCCGTGGCCCTTCCTGGAGGAGAGCGTCGCGCTGACCTTCAACGGCAGCAGCGGCCACCCCACGAACTTCCCCACGGACTTCCGGGCGGCCACCGCGATGGTGGCTACGGCAGGAGGAGTATCCGGTCGCAAGATCACCTTCATCCGACCGGACGACTTCCTTCAGCGGTTCGCTGAGGTTCTCACCACGACGGGGACCCCGCGGTACTTCACCTTCGTCGGCACGGTGATGACGTTCTATCCGATCCCGACCAGCGACAACCAGGTCACGATGTACTACGTCGCCCAGCCCCCGGCCATGCTCTCCACGGACCTTGAGGCGACCATCTACATCCCGAAGGCGTTCCATCGGGCCACCCTCGTCAACGGTGCCCTGTTCAAGCTGTACGCCATGGAGGACGACACCGACATCGCCCCGACGTTTGAGACCTACTTCGAACGCGGCATCTCCAACATGCGTGAGTATTGCTGGAGGCAGCAGTACGTCACCAACGACATCATCCACCCGGTGGACAACGACGACATCGGCCTGGACTACTTCGGGTGGAGTACGGCAGGGGCTTCGTAGGCCATGGCGATACTCCCAATCCCGAAGGGCGTTCCTAGCCCTCTCTCGCTGGCGACCTTCGCTGGCGCCCCGGGAGGGATGGCGCGTAACATGCCACAGCAGGAGATCCAGGACACCGAAGGGTGGACCCTGGTGGACTGCAACATGGACAACCCCGGCACCGTGGCTCGCCGCGGCCCGCTGACGGCCACCGGTGCGACCAGCGCTGGCAAGGCCAACCGGTTCCCCCTGGGCATCGCCCGGGTGCAGGACCCCGCTGGCACAGAGCAGACGGTCATCTACTGCCGCACCACGGCCCCGGCCGGTGAGGTGTACGGCTTCGGCAACACGTCCGCGATGACCTCGTTCGCGTGGCCCTACACGCCTACCGCCTCCAGCCCCGCTGACCTGTTCCAGGCCAACGACGTGCTGCTCGGTGGGACGTACCTCGGCTCGGCCAACAAGTACGACAAACCGACCAACCAGACGCTCCAGCTATGGCGGGGTGCAAGCCTCCCCAACTGGACGACGATGAACTGCACCGGCTTCACCACCGGCGCGACAACCATCACGGTCACCACCGACATCGCCCACTGCTCGCCCGGACACCATGTGTTCGACACCGGCACCGGCAACCTGGTCGGAGTCATCAAGACCATCGCCTCCAACGTCATCACGCTGGAGCACCCCGCCCTGTACACCGGCAGCACGGTGACGCAGATCGACGTGAAGGTCATGCGCGGCACCGCCGTGCGGGTCGCCACAGGCCGGATCACCTGCTCGGCCGCCGACACCACCTTCGCGGTGAACGGTGGCTCGACCAAGTTCAAGGCGCAGGGCGTCACCTCGTCCTACGACCTGTACACCCCCGACTACACCTTCGTCGGGTCGGTGGCCTCGGTCACCTCGGACGCGTACCTGCAACTGGTCGCGGCCCCGCTGGTCTCCCTGGTCAACTCCCCGTACATCCTCATCAAGCGCAACGCGGTGTACACCGGCACCCCGCTGGGGTGGCTCACGGCCACCTTCGCCGGGCACCAGTTCTACGCCGACGGCAACAACCTTCGGTTCTCGTCCTCGTTCGACCCAGAGGCGGTGGACATCACCGCTGACGGCGACTTCCTGACCTTCTCGGCCGATCCCATCCGGGCCATCGTGCCAACCACGTCAGCCCTGGTCGTCATCACGGAGACCGAGGTCTTCGCGCTGGTGGGAGCAGTAGGGACCACGCCGGATCGCTGGCGCGGTACCCGCATCCACGACGACGGGACTGTCTGCGGCATGACGTGCGTCCAGTACAAGGGCGGCGCCCTCTGGGCTGGGAAGCGCGGCATCTGGTTCTACGATGGCGCGTCCCCGATCAACGTCGCGGGCAAGCTCGACGCCGACTACCGGCTCGCGCTGTCCACGTTCACGTCCAGCACCACCCGGGCCTACTCCGCCATCGTCAAGGACCACCTTCTGGTCTGGTTCGAAGCGGTCAAGTCCGGCGTGTTCGACATCAACAAGAACGGCACCGTCACGCACGTCACTCGCCCCACCATCGCCATCAACCTGTCCGACGGCACGCTGTGCCTCTGGCAGAACGTGGAGATCCGGGGCGGCATCCAGCCTGCGGACGTGTCCAACCTGGGCACGGCCCTGTTGCCGATCCAGACCCTGGAGTCTGCGGTCAACACCTCGCGTGTCGTGGTAGGGGAGACCCTGTTCACGGACACGGGGCAGGACGCCTGGACCTGCAACGGTGCGGCGGCCGCTGGCCCTGACCTGTTCGTCGAGACCAAGAAGTACAGCATGGGCGACATGCAGCGGCTGAAGCTGCACCGTATGTTGCTCCTGGAGTACATCACGACGGGTGGCAACATCCGGTTCGACTACGTCCCTGGCCTCAACCAGACCGGGACGCTGGCGGGCACGGAGTTCCTCGACTCGTCCACTGTGTGGATCGACAAGCGGATCAAGTTCAACAGCAGAAGCCAATACCTGAGCCTGCGGTTCTACCAGTCGCCCTACCAGGGCAACCCGGCGAACCTCACGCCAGCCAACACCACACGAATCGGACTCGGAGCTTGGGCGCTCGGCTTCAAATGGAAGCGCCCCGGACGAGTCTGAGAAAGGAGTCGCATGTCCTTCCTCGACAAGCCTGCATCTGACCTGTCGCTGGCAGAACTGCGACGCCTGATCGCCACTGAAGTCAGCGCCCAGATCCCGGCCATCCCGGCCGGGGTCGCGGGCCTTGACGACAGTCAGGCCCCCGTGGTCATCCCGCCCACCCAGACCACCGGGCAGGTGCTGACCTACGACGCCTCCAAGGGCTACTACACCCCGCAGAACCCCACCCTCATCTCCTCGGGCACCCCGCCCGGATCATTCGCTGCCCCTCCGACCGTCCAGGGCCTCATCGGCTCCATCTCGGTAAGCTGGGGCGCGGTGTCGGCCACCGACCCGGTGCTGTATTACGTCTACATCAGCACGGACCCGGCCTTCGCCACCTACGACGCCACGACCTTCGTGTGCTCGACCCCGGGCACCCTGGTGTTCATCCACTCCGCAGTGGACGGCACGCCTTTGGTGTACAACCCGGACGGAACCGGCACCTCCTACTACGTGCGGGTGCGCGCTGTCACCAACGCTGGCATCACCACGTCGGCTGTGTCGGCCGCGGTCAACCCGGTGCAGGTGGACGCCCCTGACATCGTCGTCAAGAGCATCACCGCAGACCAGATCGCCGCGAACGCCATCACCACGGAGAAGCTGTCGTCGGCCCTCGTTATCTCGGGCGTCCTGGGCACGGCCCAGAGCGGCGCCCGCGTCGAGATCGTCGGCGGCCAGATCGCAGGCTCCTCGGGCATCTCGCTCTACGCCTCGGACGGTGTCACCAGGACGGTGTTCATTCCGACCTCCTCCACGGACACCGCCTCGTTCACAGGCAACGTGACGACGGGCGGCCTCCTGGTCACCGGCAACGCGGTGTTCCAAAACAACTCGTCCCTCGACCGCGCCTCGGTGCTGACGGCCTTGGAGAAGGTCTCGGACCCCTCCAACGCGCCGAGCATCACCAACAACTACCCCGGCACGCAGATGGAGGAGGCATTCACCTTCCCCACCACGGCGTCGCTGCACAAGGGCTGGCACATCTCCAACGCCTCGGGCACCTACACCTGGTACGGGCTGTCGGAGTATCAGAACTCCAGCACGGGCAAGTACACGACGTACCTCTCGATCCGCACGGCGGCCGGTGCCTTCACCTCGGACACCGCCCTCAAGGCGGGCGTGCTGGACGGCAACCGGTTCTTCCCCATCGGGGCCACCGCCATCGGTGCGAAAATCTACGCCTTCTACTGGATTCAGGCGACCAACCACCTGGGCGTGAAGGTGTACGACCTCACCCCGACCACGGCGGTCACGACCGACCTGGGGGCCTCCTCGACCACCCTCGTCCCGGCCACCAGCGTGCAGTATGGCTGCACCGGCATTGGCCTGGGGTCGGACGGCGCCAACCCGTACATCTTCTCCTTCAACTCGGGCACCAAGGTCGTCTGTCGTCACAAGGTGGACATCTCCACCCCGACTGTGCCTGTCCTGAACGCCTCGACGGACTTCACCGGCGGCATCAAGATCAGTTCGGTGGGCGACGCCCAGAACCCCGGCACCAACGGCAACGCCGCCACCAACATCGGTGGGGCGGGCTGGGACGGCACCTACTGGCACGTCAGCGGGGCCTACACCTGGGGCAGCGGCGCCCACAAGGGCACGATCTTCCAGCAGTACAACCAGGCCACCAGCGCGGTGAGAGCCAAGCATGAGGTGTTCCTGCCCTCCTCGGACTCCCGGTTCTCGGAGATCGGCAGCACCACCAGCACCCAGACCATGTCCTCCGGTGTGTGCTACAACGCCTCGGACGGCCAGTGGTACGTCACCAACACGCAGCAGATCACGTCCTTCCTCGGCACCACTGGGGGTGGTACCGGTGCGTTGATGACCAAGCTGAACTACGGCAACTACTGGGACTACACCCTGGGCACCAACTACTGGGTGGCCTACTCCTGGTCGAAGGACACCACCTTCGGCGGCAGCGTCACGATCTCCAACGCCTCCCCGGGCGTGGTGAGCGCGACGGCCCACGGCGCGGCCATCGGCCAAGAGGTGTACTTCACGACAACGGGCGCCCTGCCCTCCCCGCTGGTAGCCAACACGGCGTACTACATCAGCACGACGGGCTTCACTGCCAACGCCTTCTCCCTCAGCACCACCAGGGCGAACGCGCTGGCGGGTGTCAACATCAACACCACCACGGCAGGGTCGCCTACGCACACCCTGCACACGATCACGGAGACCCTCTTGTCCCCACGCTCCTCCTTCAGCACGGCCAGCGAGATCACGGCCGCCCCGCTGATGCTGGGCACGGTCAACATCTCGGCGGCCCCGATCCCCTCGGCGGCTGACAAGATGCGTACCTACGGCGTGGTCAAGACCGCGGCCCCGGCCACCACCGACATGCGGAGGTTCACGCCATAATGGCTGCTTCCTTCGTCCTCGACCACGGCTCGGCCTCGGTTGACGGCACCTTCTCTCTGACCTGGACGTTCACCACGGTGACGGACTTCACGGCGGGGAACAAGGCCATCCTGATGATCTCCATGCTGGACGGCGCCACCCCGGACACCATCTCATCGGTGACGGGCGGCGGCCTGACCTGGACGCTCGACGCTGTCGGGCAGCGTGGCAGCACGGACTGGATCACGTCATACATCATATCGGCGGACGTGCCCACCTCACTGCCGAACGGCACCACGATCACGGTCGTTGAGACCTCGGTCGGCACGGTGTTCGACCGGCGGCGGTGGAACCTGATCGAAGTGGCCGGACTCGCCACCGGTGCCCCGCCCTCGACGCAGGGCGCTGGCTCCAGCGGCTCCTCCACCACGCTGTCCTCGGGCGCGACCACGGATTCCGCGGCGGCCGGGGACTTTGCGGCGGCTGCCTTCGGTTACAAGGCCACCTCCATCAGCACCGACTGGACAGTCGGGTCGGGCTACACCAAGGGCGCTACGCTCTCGGCCAACTCCCGGTCTGGCTGGACGGAGTACAAGGTGCTGTCCGGCACGGGCACGGTCACTGGCGACGCCACGACCACCCTGGCTACGGCTCCCTGGAGCGCCGCGGTCTGCTTCTACAAGGCAGCGGACATCGGCTTCGGTGGCCCGTTCATCTCCGGCGAGAGCACGGCATCCCCGTACATCAAGGGATACCCGTCCCTCTTGCAGGGCACTCCCCCGCCTGAGACCAGCAACAACTTCCCCGGCTCCTCCGCAGCGGCCATCACGGCCGTGGCCTCCCTGGCTACCGCAGCTTGGTACCTGGACGGCGGCGGAGTGTTCCGTCTGCCCCGGTTCACCCCGGCGCAGAGGCTCGCCTCACCGACGGCTGGAGACCTTCAGTTCGACCCGTCCACCGGCGCAGGCAGCATCTCGGTCTACGACGGCTCGGCATACAACCGTATGCCACGGGACGACTGGGCGCGAGGCGGCGAAGGGCTGAGGGACGCAATGTGGGCCATGGCGGCCTCGACCTCTGGCCGCTTCAAGGCGCAGAACTACCCTATCTGGGGCATCCCGGGAGCATCGTCGGACTCCACATCCCTGGGCCTGACCAACACACGCAACTACTACCTGGCTATCTACTGGCCGGGTGGGAACTGCACAGGCGTGGACTGGATTCAGTCCATCAACGGGTCGTACACAGACACCGGCCCGGCGCACTCGGGCTGGCAGATCATGGGTGGATCGGCGACCACGCCGGTCATCTCGTCCACCACCGCCCTGACGCGGATCACCGGCACCAACAACGTGCTGGCCTCCAACCCGTCAGGCGGGGCGTTCTCCAGCGGCACCGGCCACCGCACCCGTGACTTCTCGGGCGGTGTGGTCAACATGCCCGCGGGAATCTACTACGTCAACTTCTTCTGGGCGCGCACGGCGGTCACCACCATACCGCAGCTTCAGGGAATGTCTATCTCCGGCGCGGACTACGTCAACGACAACACGACCACCAACTCTCGCTTTACGCCTGCTGGCTTCCCCATGCAGATGGCAACGGCGGGTGGGTCGGGCGACGCTGACCTGGTCACACCGGTAACCATCAGCACGCTCAACACCACCACAACCAACGTGTTGTGGGTTGGCCTACACTAGGGAGGGTTCAGTGGCAGACGCGACAACCACCACCACATACACTGGACCCGACCCTGGTCTCGGTCAGTACGGCATCCTCCAGGGGCAGGCCGAGAAGACCTACGCCGACACCCAGGCCCAGCTTGCCACGCAGCGCACGTCGCTGCTCGGTAACAGCGGCCTGGTGGACAACGGCACGGGCGGCTGGCAGGTGGACCCGAACAACCAGTCCGGCACCTACCAGATCATGAACAACCAGCTTGCTGGACAGGGCGCTGCGGACGACGCAGCCATCGGGGCCATGGGCTTCGGCGGCGGTATCTCCCAGCACGCCAGAGAGATGGCCCAGCAGGGCTACGGCGCCACCCAGGCGTCCTGGCTCGACAACCTGACCAACGGGCAGGGCGGCCTCCAGGATCTCAAGACGCAGGGCGTGAACGCAGGACAGAAGCGGTCCGGCGACGAGTTCCAGGCCCTGATGAGCGACATCCAGACGGCCATCGCCAACAACCAGTTCAACCCGGCCAACTACTCCGGCATCAAGATCGACGGATACGACGTGCAGGGCGACCTCGCGGGCCTCGCGCCCTCGACGGTGGCTGACACGTCCGGCGCCTTCACGGCCCCCGGTAGCGGCAGCGGTGGCGGAATGCACGGCGGCGTACAGTTGTCGTCGCACCCGCACTACGCAGCCGCGGTCAAGGCGGGCTTCAAGGGCAACTACAACCAGTGGGTTGCCCAAGGCAAGCCGAAAGGTAGGCACTAATGCCACGCGGAGGTACTCCAAACCGGACGGCGGGACAGCAGCAGCGAACCCGCAACAGCAACGGTGACATCAACTGGGGCAAGAACGCCAAGTGGGCCTTCTTCAAGCACATCCCGGACTCGGTCGGTAACCAGCCCGGCGAGCCGAAGCACGGTGGCCACGGCTGGGTACGCGTTGGCTCCAAGCTCTGGGGCGAGATCAAATACTACAACCAGCACACCGCTGGCAAGGTATACACGCAGCAGACCGGCGCCCAGACAGGGCTGGAGAAGTCCACGCCCAAGCTCATTCCGACACGCAAGCTGACTAGCGCCTTCCGGCCTGGCAGCACCACGTTCAAGGCCACCAACGGCCTCACCAAGAACCCCGGGGTTGACCCGGGCCGCGGTGGGGAGCAGGGTGCCAAGCACTCCGGCAAGGCTGGTGACGTGTCGCCGGGCGGCAACAAGAACCCCGGCAACACCAACCCGCCGAAGGGTCCGAAGAACCCGCCCAACCAGTTGAGCACGTTCGGCAAGGCCATCGGCAACCCGAACAGCAACAAGCTGGAGAAGCTGTCGTCCGCGCAGGCCATCGCTGGCCTCCAGTACGACGCCCAGATCCACGACGCCAAGCTCCAGATCGCGGAGAATGCGGCGCAGGGCGCTCAGAACGTGGCCGACATCAACACCTGGTACAAGCACCTCGGGAACCTGAACTCTGACGCGCAGGCGCAGAACAAACAGGACGTGAACCAGCAGGTGCAGGGCAACCTCAACGACATGCTCGCTGGCCTGGCCGCCATCGGCGGTAGCGCGAACGCCTCGGCTGGCGCCGTGGCCGCCCGCTCCATCGGCGGCAACGACCTGGCCCGGCAGCTTGGGGTCAACGCGGACAACTTCTACAACAACCAGGCGACGGCCCTCGGCCAGAACCAGGACGCGCAGAAGCTGGCCCAGCAGGCCCTGAACAGCCAGACCGACCTGAACCTGCATAACTCGCTCCAGGACCTCCAGGGGCAGCGCGGGCAGGCAGTCACTGCCGCGCAGCAGGCCATCCTGGCGTTCAACAACGCAGCCCGGCAGAGCAACTTCGGCAACCGCATCAGCAAGCTCCAGTCGATGTACGGAGCGCAGCAGCTTGCGACGAACAACGTGATGAGCAAGGCACAGTTGAAGCAGTTCCAGAACTCGTCACCCAGTTCGACTGGGCACATCCCGTTCTACAAGCAGACCGCGGACCAGCGCCAGAAGACCATCGCGTACCTGCTTCAGGGCGGACCGGTAGACGCGCAGGGCAACCCGGGACCGGTGTCCCTGGCAGTCGCTGCTCACCGCGCCAAGCTCAACGGCTACGACGCGGCTCCCGGCACTGTGCTGTGGGGTATCCTCGGCACGTACACACACTGAGCCATACTGGCGCAAGTAGAGAGAGGGGGTTGGCATGGCTAACACCATCGGGCTGTTCGGCTCCAATGTAGGAGCCGGAGCCAAGGGGCGCGTGAAGCCCCGCATCACCCCCGGCGGCGTGCCGCTGAAGGCGGATACCGCCCAAGGCCCCAAGGCCCCGATCATCCACGCCTCCCCGATCCACCTCACGAACGCCGAACTCGGCATCACATCCAGTTCCTCCTCCTCCGTCAAAATCCCGACCGGTGGCACCCCTGTGGGGCAGCCCACGTCGGGCGGCGGCGGAGGTGGGAGCACTGGCATCCTGGGCGAGGCTGGCGGGTTCGTCAGCGGCTTCCTGGGACACCTCGGCTCCGACGTAGTCAAGACCACCCTGGGTATGCCCCTGGGCCTGGTGCACCTGATGACCACCAACCCCGTGACCTCCGTCGAGACCATGGCGAAGATGACGTGGGCGGACTGGTCGCCCCTGTTCCACGGCGACGTGAGCCTGTGGGCACACAACTTCTACGCGCACCCGCTTGCGCCTATCCTCGATGTAGCGTCCGTGGTGACCCTCGGCGCTGGCGCGTCGGCGAAGGGCGCCTCCCTGGCCGTGATGGCTGGGGAGCGCGGGGCACTGGCAGACGCTGCCGCCGTTCAGGCGGAGCACGGTGTCATGACCGCTGCCCAGCACTCAGCCGCTAACGAGGCTGTCCTGGCTGCCCGCACGGGCAAGCTGGCCCGCTACGCCAACCCGGTGAAGGCGGAGAACTACCGCATCTCTGCGGAGGCTGGCGCCTCCTGGAACGGCGGGGCCATGGACGCCGAGAAGTACGCCAAGCTGTACACGGAGATGACCACCACCCCCGGTGGGGTCTATCGCGTGTCCCGAGACATGACCGGCTCGACCTCGGTCAAGACCGACCGCTACGTCAACAACCCAATCACCCGCCCCATCCAGAAGTACGTGGACAAGACCACGGAGCGGATCGCTCAGAAGTTCTCCAACGAGAGCATCTTCCGGCGCCACGTCCTGGGGGAACAGGCACGGTACAACCGCTGGAGCCACCTCGACAAGGGGCAGCGCAGCGCAGCCGTGCAGCACGTCATCCACCAGCAGTTGGCGGCACTCACCGACTCGGGCAAGCTGTCCGCGTCCATGAGCGTCGGGGCCAAGCTCGGCCTGACCATCCCCGTGGTGGCCCGCATCATGCACGACAACGCGCGCAGCCTCACGATCAAGCCCGGGCAGTACACGGAGGAGATCCAGAAGGCGCTTGAGGCGCAGGGCCTCGCCCCGCTTCGGGACGGCCAGCACGTCAACCTGGCTGAGGACACCCGCGTCATCAACAGCAAGGGCGTCCAGATCAAGAAGTCCCGCATCACGCAGGACAAGATCGTCAAGCAGGCCGACGCGGCCGTGGCTCGCGGCACCAAGCACGACGTGGCGCTGGCCGCTGGCCTGAAGAAGATGGGTCCGCTGTTCACCACCAAGGACCCGGCGCAGATGGCCGTGGACGAGGCGGGGAACATCAAGGTCGTCAGCAACACGCTGGCCCACAAGATGGCGAACGAGGCTCACAACGGCGACCGCGCACTGCGGGCGCTGTACCAGGAGCCGACTCGCGTGTGGCGCCACCTGCTGCTGGGCCTCAGCCCGCGGTACTTCGTCAACAACTTCATCGGCAACTCGATCATGCTGATCGCAGCCACCGACCCGGTCAACCTCGCCAAGGCGTTCATCCACCACACGCGGCTCCGCAACGGGGCGGCAGGGGTGGCGGCGCTACGGGACGAGACCCTCGCGCAAGCGGGCGTCCGGGCCAACCAGCTACTCGCTATGACCCCTTCCAACGCGGTGTGGGCGGCCCACAGGGCCAAGCTCGCCGGACAGGTAGGCGGGGCAGACGAGGCGATAGCAGCGGCCCAGACCGAGGACCTCCTCCGCGGAGGCAACCACGGCCTGTTCTCGGGCGGCAAGGCCAGCAAGTCTGGCGCCGGTGTCAACCCCATCGACGCACACCTGTCGGCGGAGCACCGCTCGACAATGTCCTCCCAGGCCCAGAGCGACCTGATCGGCAGCACCCGCAAGGGTGTGTCCGGCTGGCTGTCGCGCAAGCCGAACCTCTACCGGATCACCCAGGAGTGGGCGGACGAACCGCAGCGCCTGATGGCGATGAACTACTCCGTGATGCGGACGCCTGAGTACCAGGTGGCCGTGGCGCGGCACCTGGCGAACGGCAAGAGTGCCACCGAGGCGGCCTACCAGGCCACCAACGAGGTGCTCAAGCAGGGGCCGGTGCGTGAGATCGTGGCGTCACAGGTCCGGCACATGCTGGGCCAGTACCACACCTTCAGCAAGACGGAGAAGTTCGCCAAGGGCTACCTGATTCCGTTCTACGCGTGGGACCGGGCCATCGTCCGGCACATGCAGTACATCATCACGGAGTCGCCCTACAAGGCGGCGATGGGTGCTGCTATCGGAGCGCAGGGTGCGGACCAGTTGAAGCAGATGATCGGCAACGCGCCGGACTTCATGCAGTCAATGATCCCGCTCGGGTTCCTGGGCAACAGCCCCGGCCGCGTGGCAGCGTTCAACGCGCTGACCATGTCGCCCTACGGCTCCGTCGGCGACCTCGCCAACCTGGGCATGTCCCTGGTCGGCCTCTCCGACAAGAGCACCGGGCAAGGCTCGGACGCGGCCAGCAACCTGAACCCGATCCTCACGTCCCTGACCGGGCAACTCTCGGGCACTGACCCGACCACTGGGGCGCCGGTCAAGACCGGCCCCGGCGGCCTCATCGGGGGCACCGCGTATGGCGCCTTCGGCCACCTCCCGCAGTTGAACCTGCTGGAGTCGGGCGCGGGTAACAACGCACCGAACATCACCGCATCGGGTAGGCCCACGCTGTACGAGCACAACTTCAGCGCGGTCCTGTCGTCCTTCCTGGGCATCCCGATCAGGCAGATCAGCCCGCAGGCTGCGAACTACACGTACAACAAGGAACACGGCGTGAAGACGCCGAGCAGGAAGAAGAACATGTTCACCATCCCCGGCTTCTAGGAGTCCGATGCCCAGAGCACATTACATAGCGCAGCAAGCCGCTAAGTACGGGCTGGACCCCAAGGCCGTCCTGGCCATCGCCCAGCACGAAGGGCTGTCAGGCGGCATCGGGGATGGTGGACACGCGTTCGGCCCATTCCAGTTGAACAACGCAGGCGGCGTGCTGTCCAACCAGCCCGCAGGCCACCAGAACAACCAGTGGGCCTGGAGCAACCAGGGAATCAACTGGGCGCTCAAGCGCATGGCCACGGTGGCGGGCGGCCTCACCGGCAGGCAGGCCGTGAACGCCATCGCCTCCAGATTCGAACGCCCTGCCGACGTGCAGGGGGAGATCAACGACGCATGGGCGCACTACGGCAAGGTGTCGGGCGCAGGCGGAGCCATCCAGATGGGCACTCCGGCAGTCACACCGGGGACGATCCAGCACGGCTCGATGCAGTTCGACCAGGCGCAGTACAAGACGCAGCTTGCGATGACGATGATGCAGGACGCGACGGCGCGGGCCACGGGCCAGCAGCCGCCGGACCTGCTCAGTCAGATGCAGGCGATCCGGGCGGCAGCCACCACAAAGGTGAGCAACGCCGCGGGCGCTGGCGGTGTCCCTGTCGCAGGCGGCGGGGGCGTTGGTAGCCGCGCGGCCCACATCGCAAGCAAGCAGATCGGCACGCCCTACGTTTGGGGCGGGGAGTCCAAGGCGGGCTTCGACTGCTCCGGTCTGGTCCAGTTCGCGTACAGCAAGCTGGGCATCAGCCTCCCCCGCACAGCGGCGGAGCAGGGCAAGGCCGGTCGCGGCGTGTCCTACAAGAACCTGAAGCCGGGTGACATCCTGGTGGAGAACAACGGCGACCACGTCGTCATGTACGCAGGGAACGGGCAAGTCGTTCAGGCGCCGCACACCGGCACCAACGTCCAGTACAGTCCGCTGTCCTACTTCCCGTCCTCGCAATACTACGCCCGGCGCATCGTCGGCTAAAGGAGATACCATGGCAGGAGCATACGGAAGCGGCACCGCTGGCGGAGGCACGCTTCAGGGCGCACCGCCCCAGGCCCCCGGAATGGCGGGCGCCAACGCCGCAGCGCAGAACCCTTGGACCGGCCTCGCCGGAGTCCTCAGCTTCCTCGCTGGCGGCAACCAGGTGGGCGGGTACACCAACTCGCTGAACGACAACGTCTACCAGCAGTTGCTGGCGGGCCATGAGGGCCAGACCGTCGGCGGGCACCACTACGGAGTGCAGGGTTCGCACGGCGCCCTCTCGGGCCTCAGCCCCTGGGCTGCCCACTGGATCGCGCAGAACCTGTTGCAGAAGAACGTGTACAAGGGCACGGACACCACCAATCTGACCGGCGATGCCCTGTTCAAGGCCACGCTCCAGAACGCCCTGGGCGCCTCGCAGGCCCCGAGCTACGCGCTGCACACCGGCATCGACCAGGCGTACCTGGACTCGCTGTTCGGCGATCATGGCCAGAACATGATGATCGACGGCCACAACTTCTACAACAAGGGCTACAACGAGACCGGTGGCCACGCCCCCAAGGGTGGCAAGAAGGGCAAGGGCAAGTAGCCCATGGCCGATCAGCCGATCACCGTATCCCGCGACGCTCTGCGAGCAGACCTCGCCGAGATGGAGCTACGGTTACGGACATACTTCGACGTTCAGCTTGTCCAGAAGGCATCGGCGGCCGATGTTGTACTGCTCCAATCCCAAGCCTCGGCATTCGCCCGGGGCGAGTTCACCGAGGCGCAGCTACGCAGCATCGACGCCCGCGTGGAGGAGACCTCCGCAGAGCAGGGGTCCCGAGCGTGGAGCAAGCGTGAGCAGATGTTCGCGGTGATGTCCAGTATCGCCACGGCCGGGGCATTGGCCTTGTCCACGATACTGGCCTACCACGGAGTTCGATGATGAGTGACCAGTTCCACTTCCTTGGCATGACCAAGGCCACATACACACGGGCGTTGCTGGCTCTCCTGACCCTCATCGTGGCGGCCCACCTGTTCATCACCTACGAACAGGACAAGATCATCAAGGAGGACCACCAGACCCACACGGCCCTGTGCGTCCTCAAGCAGGACTACGAGAAGCGGGTGGCGGACACCCAGAAGTTCCTCTCCCTGTCCCCGAAGGAGCGCACGAAGCGCTACGGCAAAGGCATCGGAGAGATCCCGAACCCGGTCCTCGCACAGTCACTGAGAAACCTCAAGGCGAACGTAGACTCCCTCTCGGGTCTATCCTGCCAGTAAACAAGGAGACAGCATGAGTATCGTCAAGCGCATCCGAGCGTATGTGTCGGCCAGCCCGCTGGCCCACGTCGTCATCGCAGCCTTCATCGGCGCCGCTCTGCCGGTGCTGGTCCCCGCTGTCATGAGCGGTGTCGTCACGTTCGCCATCGCCAAGATCGCAGTGTCGGCCGGTGTGGCCGCAGCCCTGCGTGCCGCGGTCCTTCTGGTCCCGGCCAAGGCGCCGGTGGCCTGATGCAGCGCATCGGTGCCCCGGCCAAGCGGGATCACTTCCCGGCCTACCACAACAGCGGCCAGCGCGTCGCCTCCCTCATCCGCCACGTCGTGTGGCATGACACGGAGGGCGGCAGCGCCGCCGGTGTCGCCAGCTACTTCCAGTCGCACGCCTCGGGCGGGTCCGCCCACCTGGTGTCGGACGACAAGGAGACCCAGCGGTGCCTGTCCGACCTCACGATTCCGTGGGGCGCCCCGGGCTTCAACACCAGCGGCCTCCACTACGAGCAGTGTGCCTACGCGTCCTGGTCGAAGGCCCGCTGGCTGCTCCACCAGATCATGCTCCACCGGGTGGCCTACAAGACCGCCGTGTGGTGCAAGCGGTACCACATCCCCGTCCGGTTCCTGACCGGCGAGTACATCGCACAGTTCAAGGGCGGCACGGTGCCCGCGGGCATCACCACCCACCGGGAGCTTACGATCAGCGGCCAGTACGGCGACGATCACCAGGACCCCGGGGCCAACTACCCACGCAGGTACGTCATGGGACTGACCCGCGTCTACAGGAAGGCGATGCGCTAAATGCTCGCACAGTCCGCCGGACATAGCTCCGGCCACACCGCCCACGCCACCGGGCAGGCCAACGCGGCCGAGCGCATCGTGCACCCCATCGTGCAGGCGACTCACAACGCGATCAGCCAGCACGCGGCGCAGCACGTCCTCAACATCGTGCAGCAGTCGATGGCGCAGCACCAGGCGGCTCATCCGATGCACCCCGGTCACCCGCAGCACCCGGACAACCACCCGATGCACACCCCGCTGATCCACCTGCCGCATCTCGGCCCGGCCCACCCGCACGATCCCATCGCCCAGTTCCTGGCGCACGCGCTGGCACAGTCCAGCCCGATGCCGATGGGTCCCGCGATGATGGGTCCGAACGGCCAGTGGGTCCCCGCCCCGATGGGCGGCAACGGCGGCCAGATGGTTGACCCGAACGGGTACAATACGACCAGCCCGAACCCCGGCGATCCCTATGCCGGGAACAACTCCATCGCCCAGCCCGGCGGCGGCGGCTTCATGGACCTGCTCCGCTCGGCCATGGGTGGCTGAAGGTGACCCGCACGACGCTCGTCACCCTGTGCGTGGTCGGACTTGCGTCCGCTCTCGCCTTGACTGACGCGGCCGTGCTGTTCCAGCTTCACCGGCAGATCGACCGGCAGACGACGGTGCTGCACAAGGTCGAGAAGATCAAGGGAACGCCCGGGCCTCGCGGCCTGCGGGGCTTCCGTGGTCCTCGCGGCTGGCACGGTGTTCGTGGACCGCGTGGCCCGAGAGGGTTCACCGGCCCCGCCGGACACCCCGGTCCCCGAGGACCCCAGGGTCCCCAGGGAAAGTCCGGCAAGAGCCACAAGCACAAGCCATAGTGGCGCAAGTAGTGAGATACCCACCCCTACGGAAGGAGGCTTTGTGCTGATAACTGTCCTGGTGGTCGTTGGGATCATAGCGGGCGTCGTGTTCATCGCGTCGCACCTGCACTAGGCCCAACAAAAAAGGCCCGGCACCCTCTGGCGATCCCAGGGGGTGTCGGGCCTTCTTTCGTTTCTACCCGTTGCCGATGCCGGAACCGGGGTTGCGCTGGTAGGACGGCTGCACCTGCTCCATCGCCTGAACGCGGGCGAGCGCCTCCTCTGGGGAGACCGTGGTGCCAGTCACCTGGGTAGCACCGGTGTCGTCGAACAACTCGTCCTCGTCCAACGGCGCGTGGTTCCCCCGGAATGCTCCGCCGGGGAACAGGGCGCCGTGCAGGTCGCGGTATACCTCCTCGGCCATGAGCCGGGACATGGTCACCACCTGGTCATCGTCGCTGACCGTGGAGCCGAACGGCAACTCGATTTCGAAATACTGCTGGACTGCCACAAATCACCTCCTTTTACCCGCATGGTTGAGCCAAAAAAATCGTCGTTTTCGGCACCCGAAGGGGGTAGCCTGTCCGAAATCAGAGGCCCTTAGAATCGCTTACAGAGCTTCACAGCCCGGTGGCTGCACCCGCCCAGAAGATGAGCAGGATGAGCAGCATGGAGAGGAAGGCGTACCCTGCGGCCAGCAGGGCAGCCTTCATCCACGGCTCTAGCACCAGGTCCAGGTCACGACCAGGTAGCGGCCGAAGCCACGGAACCCGATGGTGTGCCTGGTGTACTCCCCGACGGGGTCGGTGTAGTGGACCAGTCGGAGGCTCACCAGTTCCACGTCCACTTCATGCGGCCGGGGATGGACGCGTCGAAGTCGTACTTGATGGTGTCGCCGGGGTTGGACAGCAGGATGGCGTCGCCCGGGGCCGGGAACTCGTAGCGCCGGAACTCACCGTGCGGGCCGGTCACCCGCCACACAGCACGGCCGGGATGCCACACGCGCTTCAGTGGCCACCTCATGACATCACCATCGTCAGGATGGTGCCGATGGCGAAGCAGAGACTGCCCGCCAGGTAGAAACACAGAGCGATCATGCTCCCTCCTTTGGGGTGCCGTCGTTGCGGAGCTTGCCCGCCCGGATCATGTCCCGGAGGGCCTTGCGGTTGTGCTTGCCGTCACCCTCCGGGGGCGGCTTGCCATACGCGAGGCGCATGGAGGTGAACAGGAGACCGAAGCGGTTCATCCTGGGTCCACCTCTCCGGCCATGATCTTGGCGACCACGGCTGCCGCGTCCTCCTGGGCCTGGGCCTTCTCCCGCTTGATGCGGGCCATGCGGTCGCCGAAGGACTCCTGAGCTTCCGCCGTCTTGCGCTCCTCTACCGAGGGCTTCTTCTTCTTGGCCCGCTCGTAGTGCGAGGTGCCGGTCTCGGGGTCATCGACCCAGGGCATCGGCCATCTCCTCCGAGGCTTCGTCGAGCAGTTCGGATGCACGCCGGAGGGCGTACAGGCCGAGCAGGCCCGAGGCCCTAAGCTCCGTGCCGTGCACCGTGTTGACCACCGTCAACTCCTTCGGCACCAGCACGGTCTGGATCACTGAGATCATCTTCGCCTCCGCTTCTTCCGGGTCGCGGCCGCCGCGAGGGCGGCCAGCGTCTGGGTGTCGAGCGCCTCGCCCAGCGTGCGCTCACGCCGGGGACGCTCTGGCTTGTCGGCCCGCTTGGGCCTCGGCCCGTACACCGAATCGGTGACGGGCATGGTGTTCGGGTTGTCGGTGTTCAGCTTCACGTTACCCCCAGGGCTTGGCGGACTTGAGCAGGCCGCGCTCCCGCAGGGCGAGGCGTAGCTGCTCATGCTGGTAGATGTCCCCGACCACGCGCTTCTCGGTCAGGGTCAGGCCGGAGCGGGTCAGCCGGTTGGCGTCCCTCCACTTGACCTGGTTCATCTGGATCTTCTCGGCCTCCAGGCCGAACATAGCCGCCAGGTTCTCCTGTGACTTGGAGATACCCTTGAATCCGATCAGGTCGTTCTTGGTGTCCTCCGACATGCGGCGGGGCAGCGGCGGCAGGTCGTACTCAGCCATCGCACCCTGGAGGATGGGCAGGTCGTGGTTGCGGATGTAGTGGCCGGTGACCATGTCGGCAGCCGTGTACATCTCCGCGAACTGCTCCAGCATCCGCTGGGGATCGTCCTCACCGAGCAGCCAGACCGTGTGCTGGTCTTTGTCGCACGTCCACTTGCAGGCGATGGCCGTGACCTCGGACGTGGTGAAGTCCATACCCAAGTACGAGAGGGGTCGGTTCTCCAGATCGAAGTCCAGGATGTAGGACGGGTTCTTGCCGTACTCAAGCAGAGACATCGGCCACCGCAGCCTCGATCAGCGCAGCGATGTTGACCTGCTGGATCTCGACGGACTCGCCGGTCGCCAGGCGCCGGTCAAACTCCTCCAGCGCTGCGGGGAGGACGGCGTTCAGATACTCGGCCCGCAGGATGCTGGCCTCTCCGCGCAGGCGCATGGCGATGCGCTGGCGCTGCAACTCCACGTCAGTCTTGGCTTTCATGTGCTCTCCTCAGTTCGTAGCGGACGGCGGTGACCATGCCCTTCGTCGTGCGGCGGTACCGCTCTTGAGCCTCGGCCCTCTGACGGAGGCGGCGAGCGTTGCGGGCCTTGCCCTTGGCGCTCTGGTTGTACCGGCGGTGCTGCTCCGGTGTCGTCATTTCGTGGCCGCCTGGTAGGCAGCCTGGGCCTGCTTGACCCGGTGGTGATTGCCCTGGGCGAGGACCGAGATCCAGCCCACTCCGACCAGGTCGTCCTGCCCCAGCGCCAGGGCTGAGGACAGGATGACCCAGTGGAAGAAGGACAGCTTCACCCTACAGGGCGAACGGGTTCCCCGCGGGGGCGCCATCGCTGGCCGGGGCCGACGGGGCCACGGCGTTCACGACTTCGCGCTCCTGCGGCGTCACGCAGGGGATGGCCGTCAGGCGCTTGGCATCGACCTTGGTGTAGGTCTTGCCGTTGTACTCGCGCTGGCTGACCGGACCCTCGACGTGGAGGATGAACCCCTCCTGGATGGACATGGCGACGTGGGCGAACTCGCTCCACAGCGCGATGTCAACCAGGTTCTGGTTCGTGGTCTTGATGGTCATGTTGTACACGGCCTGCCCGTTGGCGTCGCCAACCTTGACAGCCTCGCGGACGCCCGTCGTCTTGTCGGGGAACGCCTGCACCATGCCGGACACGTATGCCCACGGCTTCTTGACTTCAGACACTGATGAACTCCTTGTACGGTGGGTTGCGGAGGTACGCAGCGCACGCCTCTAGCCACTCGGGCGTGACCCAGTCCGGCACGTTGCGGTTGCAACGCACGCAGAGCAGGCCGCGTACTTCCATGGTCTTGTGGTTGTGGTCGCGGTCCAGCCTCCGGGTGGAGGGTGGCCGCCCGCAGATGGCACAGACGCCTGCTTGGAAAGCGAGCAGGCCGTCGTAGTCTACGGTGTCGAGCAGAGCACGATGCTCCGCAGCCCGCGTGGGCTTACGCTTCCGCGGGGATGGCATCCGGCATCCAGTTGTCGGGATCGACGCGGTGTACCCACCACGCCTTCATGTGCTGGCCTCTCTCGGAGTGGATGAACTTGGAGTCCAACTCCAGGAAGATGTCGCCGGTCTTGCCCGCGATGCGGACGATGTCGCCGGTCACCGGGTGCGGGTAGAACGTCCGCAGACCGTCGTCGGCTATGTAATACTGCCCCTCCCACTCGACCAGCCGGTCGGGGTGCAGCGCGGGGAGCTTTACGGGCGCCCCCGTTTCATCTACTTCCATGGCCTCCTCTCATAGTGGCGCAAGTAGCGAGACACCTAGAAGATCAGCGGGCCGAGAGGCGCCGCGGGATCGAGTGCCAAGCTGCCGTCCGGCATGTCCGT